AAATCATATGATGAATTGAAGACTCGTTTGGATAAAGTACTTGGTGAGTCACCTGTTGCCAAAACAACAGTTGAACAAGCTAAGGCTCAACCAAAGAAAGTTGTTGATGAAGAATTGATGGCTGAAGATGATGATGACATGTCATACTTTGCTAAATTAGCTGAAGAATGATATCTCCTTGATTTGTTATGAGTATGTGAATTCCCCGCCTCGTGCGGGGTTTTTTATACCGGTCTTAAACACATCTTTTGTGCTTTGAGCATTGAAGGATCATCCGTTCTTAATGATACATTTGTTTCAAATAATATTGGTGATGAGTCATTAGAACCACCCATTCCAATCACCTTAGAATTATCGATGCTTATTACTTTAGGCATCAAATCTTTATATAATAAATCATTATTTTCTCTAATGGCTTGTTGTGCTTGTAAACCAACATCACTTGGTGCAGTCGGCATCAATGAAACTGGAGAAGATTTTTCTTCTACTGGTTTTATACCATGAGGCATAATACCGAAAGCGGCTGTCTGTGGTGTACTTCTTGCATTGAAATCTTCCAAACTTCCCATACCTCGTCCATAGCCAGCAGTAGAAGGTTCAACACCTTCAGTTAAAGGCTTTGCTTGTAAAACTACTTTTGGTTTACCATCAGGATTATAATCCTTAGAAAATTTTCTATCCCATTCTAAAGCACGTTGTTTATTTTTTCCTTGTGAAGTATCTGGTCTTGGAGGCACATCACGCAATTGTGTTTCAGTTTGTGGCACATAACTAACTTCAGTTTGTTTTACTGATTCTTCCAGTAATTCTCTACCACCTGCTTTATTAATTTCTTTTTCGTCACCTTCTTCTAAAATACGTTTTGCTCTTTCAGCACCATTTTTAACAATATCTTCAAGATATTCTCTACCACCAGCTTTCTTTATGTCTTCTTCACTGGTAGCATTTTCTAATATTGCTGCAGCCTGTTCAGGTGTAATAGCTCTCATGTTTTCAACTTTTTCATCTACAAGTTGAGTTAATTTTTCGGATAATTTAGCAGACAAATATACAGCCAATGTTCCTGCTGCAGCAGTTCCAAGTAAAGCTAATACCAAAGGATTACTCAAAAGGCGTCCAATGTTACCTAATAAATTTTTACCAACAGCAGATATAAATTCAAAAACTGGCGCCAACATTTCTTTCAACCCATCAATAGCAACACTTATCATTTGTTTGACTTGTTTTAACATATCACCTAGGCCACTTAAAAATCCACCAGATTTTTTCTCGGCTTTTTTTTCTTTCTTGACTCTTTTTTGGCCAGTTATAGCCTCAATCAATTCTTCATGCCATTTATCTTTTTTCTTTTGTTCTTTGAATTTGAAATCTATTTCAAGTTCTCTACGTAATTCTTCTTTCTCATAGTTTTTCTTCATCACATTATAAAGTTTAGACAACACATCTGAAACAGAATCACCAGATTTTAATCTTCTTCTTTGTCCTTCCGATACAGTTGTATGTAAAGCTTCTGATGTGTCATGTTGACCACCTAATGGTACAAGTGATCCTCTTTTACGTGCATAGAAATTACCATATCTACCACCGGTGAAATAGTTAATATCTTCTTTACTTCTACCAAAAGCATTACCCAATATACCAGTCAAAGTTTTACCCAATAATTTTCTACTGATATTCAAAGGATCAAATTTTTCTTTGAGTCCTGTTGCTTTGGCTTTTAAATAACGACTGACATTAAATTTATCTTTGAGAGCGGCACTGATACTTTCTCTATTACTGCCACCTCTTTGTATATTTTCCAAAACTAAATCACTAAGTTCTACCTTTCTTTCACGGTAATACTTAGCTTCTTGATATGTCATGTCTCTTGCCATTTTGTTCTCTTATAATGGTTGTTGATACAAAGGTAAATCTTGTGAGTGTGATAAAGTAACAACTTGTTGTGGTACTCTTGTTCCTCCACCACCCGCAATGGTTTTAGAATTATCTATAATTACAGTAGTACTTTGAGCTGTTTTTATGTCTTTATTTGTTGTAGATGATTCAGCTAATTTTGTACCTGTTGTATTGTAAGTTGAGGCTAACTGAGCTCTATATTCAGATTCTTTTTGACCAGTTGTTTTTATTTTTTCTTTGAAACCTATAGCAGCATTCACTTTAGATATATCTTCTAAATCGGCAGGTTTCAACCTTTTATATTTCAAAAAGAACCAAGGCAAAGATTTTATTGATATTTTCGGATCATTCAGTAAATCTGGATTCGATACCAAATCAATTCCAATATCTTTACTCAACGATTTGTAAGCATCTTTTCCTGTAATTTGAATGAAACCTCGGCCTCTATATTTCCATCCATCACCACTTTCTTCAGGTCCATTACCCATCCTGTTCGCATATATTCTATTTGCAATTTTTTCAGGTTTTCTACTGTACTGTTCGGCTAATTGTTTTGATGGAAAATATTTTTTGAATAATGTTGATAGCGCTTCAGTTCCATAATTTAAATTTTCTGATTGTGAATTGAATCCAGTTTCTGCTTCAACTTGTGCCAAGATGTTTGCTTGACCTTTAGCTGAAATATTGTAAGTTGAAAACTCAGAAGCAATCGCTTGTTGTGCAGTTAAACCTACAATAGCAGTACCAACTCCAACTTTTGCAGCTGTCGAAGCTGCAGATGTAGCAGGAGCGGAAACAGGTGGTTTAGGTGCAACAGCCGTTGGCGCAGGTTCAGGTGAGGCAGGTTTAATTGGTTCAACAGGTTTCGCTGTTGTTTTAGTCTCTATCACTTCTTCTTTTTTAGCAGTCTGTTCAGCCTTTTTAGTTGCTTTATCTTTTAGTTGTTGTTCAGCTCTTTCTTCAGCTTTTTGTTTTGTTTTATCGCCTGCTTGTTTTTTACTTTGGTCTTTTACTACTTTATCGACTTCTTTTTCGGTATCTTTTTTCAGTTCTTCTTTAACATTAGAAGGTTTTGCTTCAGGTTCTTTTGGTTTTATAGCCTCAGCTTTTTTCTCAGGTTCTTTTACCTGTTTAGCTTTTTGTGGTTGTGCCTTTTCTTCGGCCTTCATCTCATCTTTAGGCTTTTCTTTTTCAACCTTCTCGACAGGTTTTCTTTCTTTCAAAGCTTTAACGAGCTCTTTGTGTCTCATTAAGTCTTCATCTTCATTTTCTTTTTGGAAGTCTTTCATTAACTCATAATGTAATTTTCTTTCTTGTTCGGTCTTCTTTAGAAAATTAAATAGTTTTGCAGACACATCGGCAATAGAATCACCTTTACGTAATCCTGCTTTGTTGCCTTCAGAAACTTTTGTGTAGAAATCTCCGTCAACTTTACCAAGTTTTTTCTTTGGTTCTTCCAACTTAAACATTTTCTTATTTTTGCCAGATAGATTGGCATAAGACATCTGTTTGGTTGCATTTTTGGGATCGTTGACGAAATCAGAAACACCTCTAGAACCAAATTTTTCTTTGAGGTCTTCTGCTAATTTCTTTAGGTTATCTGATATCATTTGGTTTGTCTTTGCTTAATTTTTTCGTTTTCTTCTTCAATATAATTAACAAGCAGAGTAAGATAGATATCACGTTCCCACGGAATCATGTTGTCAAGTTCAGTCAAACTATATTTGTGGTGTTGCATCAATGCAAAGTTTGTCTGATAATAATTCCTTAAATTGTCATGACGAAATGTTAGGCGAAAAAACTGTCAAGTCCCTCCGCATTAATCTCATGGTGAAATCCACATCTAGAACAAGTCATCTCAATCTTTTTATTGAGTGTTGGCATGTTATTAAAAAATTCTTCTATCTTATTGAATTGTTCTTGGTTCAACGATTCAATAAATTCTAACAATTCTAGTTTAGTATATTCTTTTGCATAGTAATATTGTTGGCCATCAAAAATAGATTCAATTGAATTGGCAATCATAGTAAAAACTAAATCTGTTGAATTATCTGTATCAGAAGATATCACAGAGAATTGTGGATATCTCATTTTTATAGACAATTTATCATTTAATTGTATTGTGTCAGATACATTTTCAGGCATTTGTACTTTAATATCCAACAAATTGAATTTAGAATCCATCATGTTACCGCATGTAGTATCATTGACTTTATTTTCACAACGATACTTGCTCTCAACAACCTCACCAACAGACCTTGCTCTTAGGTTGATGAAATAGTATTCAACATCTAAGATTGGTAGTTCACCAATCACAATGCCTTCAGTAAGTGTGCAATTATTTAGAACCTGTTGTATTGATTTTTCAATCGTATCTTTATCATCAGATTCCATTGCCATTAACAAGTTTCTTTGTTCTTTTACAAGAAACGGTCTAAATTTAATAACCTTTTTTGATAAAGGTAGTTCCAATTCATAGATTGGTGTATCTATCTTAGGTAAAGCCATAGTATTATCACTCCATTAAAAATTAATTGTCTTTAGGTGCCAATTCAGCCAAATATTGCTCAGTTGTATTTTGAATCTGTGCATCATATTCAGCCGCAGATTTTGCTTGTTCATCAATAGCTTGGTCTATTGGAGAAACTGCTGTTGCATAAGGTATACCTGTTGTTGCTGAGTCTGAGAATAAACCAGATGTAACATCAGATAACAAAGTTTGCAATAGACTTTGGCCCAAATTCTGTATAGAATTATTTTGCCAATATGTATAAGCAAATACAACAGTCAACTTATGTGCTTCCGATGATGACCAATCTAAGTCTAACTGATTTACAGCAATAGGATAAGCATCAATCAAGTTGATAGAATATGATTTGTGATTTGTAACATCATATTGATTAATTGTTATCGTTGATACAAAGTCATCTTTATAACCTAGATTATAACTGTAACTTGGATTTATTAGTTCTAGCCAAGCATCAAAGAAATTCTTTTCTCTCATATCATCCGAAACAATGAATGTCATAGTTGCTTCATTGTAATTTGACATGTATGGGTATTTTTCAACTGGATTTGCACCAATCTTCTGTTCAGTTGTGGCCAAAGTTCTACTTGGCAACTGTGCTGCTTCACATCTAAGTGTCAATTGTTGTGATGTGTTTCGATATGGAAAAAGTGCCAGAGGAATAGGAAATTGCACATCAAAACGACTTGGCCTAGCCAAATCGGTTGTGAAACTGGATTTAAATGTACTAATTGATCCTGCCATTTTTATGAATTCCTAACTTGGTCTAATGATTCTTCCCAAATAACCTTGGCTTTCTCACCTTTAAACTGGTGAACCGGTAAGAAAGTTGCCACTTCCCATTCATTAGGTTGAACCTGAAGTATTCTTGATTTTATTTGTGTGTTCAAGTATCTTTTTATACACGGTTTAAACTCTCGGAACGACCTGGACGCATTTAAAATGTCATATGTGACTCTTACCCGTCTGATATCGTTTTCGTTCTCCATCTCTGCAAATGGTAATAATTTATCCAAGAATGCCACTCTGTATTTAAGTGGCAAATAATGTAGGTTTAATCCTAAAAAACCATCTTCATATCTTTCCAGTATCAAAACCAATGGAAATTTGTCATAGTATGGCAATTGGTGTTTTAATTTTGGATCATATACAAAAAAATACATGCCGCCTCTAAAGAAGCGGTCAACTTGTCTCGATTTTTCATTACGAATGCTCGTGGCAACTGTACTATTATTTTTAATACCGGCAATCTTCTTCATCAACCATTGAGTTGATTCACGAGACATCAACTGTAATTGTGCAGCTGACTTTTGACGAGCGAGTGTAGTTAATTTTGAGGCCATATGGTATTTAGTTATAGACCTAGATGGTCTTCAGTCATGATTTTGAATTCCCAACCACGGTCTAAACAGAATTCATTGGCTGCTTTCCACTTGGCCTCATTGATACCCCAAGTGACAACCTCATTAATGTACTGTTTTGTCATTCTCTTTTGTGGTTGCGGTGGTCTGGTTTGTTTCTTTGGCTTAACTTCAAGCATAATTGTCTTCAACTGACCGTCTTTGTTCTTAACTTTGATAACAAAATCTGGAAAATAACGATGCATTCTACCATCAACTGGTGATTTGTATGGAACAATAACTTCTTCAGATGCCCAATATATCACACTTTCGTTTCGGTCGAGCCAATCCATCACCCTACATTCCCATGAAGAGCGATAAACGATGTTTTTGTAGTCCCCTTGATACTTTTGAGGATTGGTTGGTGTAAATCTTCCAGAATATGCCATAAATATATGTATATCAATTTTTTCGAAGAAATTAATGGCTGTCATATCAATACCTACATCGTTCTCGGGTATTTCTTTACCTGGCTCACTATCTCAAGTTGCAAACGGACCACTTTCAGCACTTTACGCTGGTGTTGGGGTTGATACGTACAGATATCCATTAGATTTGGCAACAAGTTCAACCAAATCACACTATGTACAATTTCTAGTCAAAGAAGTCATACCAACATCATATACAGGCAGTACAACTGGAGCAATACAAGGCAATCGTGTTGGTGTTTCTAATCTAGGTGCAGCTGTGCAAAGTGCAACAGATGCTATGTCAAATACAATTAGCAATGTTGGAAATGAATTCAACAATCTAACAGGAACAGAAGCTGTAGGTAACAGTACACAATCGTTAGCGGATGGAATAAACACAGTAGGTACAACAATTAACAATGTTGTATCTCAAGGTATACAAATATCACCCACAACGACACAATCAAGTGCTGTAATATCACTTTATATGCCAGACACATTGACGGCACAATATCAATCCACATATGATGATATGTCTCTAAATGATATAGGATCAGCATTCACAACAATACGTGCCATCAATCAGGTTGCTGGTAAATTAGATACTAGTGGTTCTGGTATATTTGATAAGGCAAAAAATGCATTAAAGAGTGCTGGTAATCTTCTGAGTACAGAGCCTGCAGTAATTGCTTTACTTGCAAAAGCAGGAGAAGCTTATGGTGCTGAAAAAATTGGCATTAATGCTTCCGCTTTAGGTGACATTTTAGTTAAAGGTGAAGGTTACGCACTCAATCCACAATTACAGATGATTTATCGTGGTGTTGGACTTAGAAGTTTTCAATTATCTTTTACTTTTACACCAAGGTCTGCAAGTGAAGCAATTGAAGTTGACAACATCATAACAAGATTTAAATATCACTTTTCTCCAAATTTACAAGCTGGTTCTACTACATCAACAGATAGTATGTATCTCGTTCAGCCTTCTATTTTCAACGTAACATTCAACATCAATGGAGCTGAAAATAGATATTTGCCAAAATATGGTGATTGTGTATTGACAGACATTGATGTTAACTATGCACCAAATGGCTGGTCTTCACACTCTGATGGTGCACCAGTACAAACTCAACTAACATTACAGTTTAAAGAAACTGAAATTATGACAAGAAACAAATTGATGAACGGAATCAATGGTACTGAAGGAGGATTACGTTAATGAAATACTTCAATACTTTTCCCAAAACATATTTCTTAGACAATAATAACAATCTTTTAACTCTTACTAATTTGATGGCAAGAGTTGACGTAAGACCTAGTGTACTCAATAATTCTTTGGCATTTTATGGTTATAATGTACAAGATGGTGAAACACCAGATATTGTTGCCAGTAAGTATTATGGTGATTCTTATAGATATTGGTTAACTCTTTTTGGCAATGAAAACATTGTTGATCCACAATTTGATTGGCCTTTGAGTTCTAATGAATTTCAATCTTATGTTATGGCAAAGTATTCTGATGCAGCTACACAAGCAAATACAACAGTTGTTACATATATGACTACAACTGTACAAGAATATAGAAAAACAATAACAACAACTGATAGTGTTTCTGGAGCAACAACGTCTAAAACTTATGTGATAGGTGTGGATGAATACAATTCAATTACACCAAGTAAAACATCACAAACTTTTCCTAGTGGTGCAGTTGTTACCGAAACAATAACAACTTCAATCGTAAACATATACGACTACGAAACTGAACAAAATGAAGCTAAAAGAAATATTAATCTTTTGAATGCTACATATACTCCGCAAATTGAATATGAATTTAAAAGTTTGATGGGAAAATAATTGACTACTAGTACCACACCTACAGTACCAGGTTTAAGATTCTCTGGAGATTATTCGATTGAAAAGCTGGTCATATTGACAGCTGCGGGTGCCATCGACCTAAAAAATATGATGGTCGAGTTGTCATATAATGAAGATATCTTTAGTAATACAATTAATGGTTATCTAATGATAGGCGATTCAATGGGATATATTGAATTGTTGAACTTATTAGGTAATGAGTTCATGAGGGTC